TTTTTCTACTGCTTCCAATACATCTGGATGCTCACCAACACCAGCAGCGTTCTTTAAATATATCTCTACATTCATAGAATGCTTTTTGATATGACCTTTTGCATGGTCTTTGATTGCTTCTAACATATTCTTTCTATTATATTCAGCCATTTTTTTTCTCCTTTAATATTCTACCATAGTTTGGCCATCCAAACTTATCAGGTGACTCATCTATATATCTCCAACGAATAACTCCAGTATTTGGATTTCTTTCAAAAATCTTTGGTCTTTCTTTTTTAGTTTTTTTCGGCATTTAGAATTTCCTCATCTGACATTTCAGATTCTTTTAATCCTTCTCTTAACATTTGTATTTGTGGTCCTGTTATTGTTTCTGTGTAATCAAACTCTATCATACTATTCCACTCCATCCTTCTTCTGGTTCTTGTTTACGTTTATAACTTCCTTTACCTTTTTTGGGTTTAACCACTCTAGGTTTATATTTAGAAGTTCTTACTTCCTTCGCCATCGGATTAGATTTCTTTTTGGGTTTCACTTTCCAATCCTTTGACATACCATTCTGGAATAACTGCAGGAGCTTTCCAAGTAGCAAATCTTTGTTTTTTCATAATGTAATACTTACGATAACTTTCAACTACATCGCCAGGTACTTTACATTCATCTGGCATCGCAGGTGTAGCATCTGTACCAATTTTATTTACTTTAGCATTTTTAGGTGGGTCTTTGAGTAAGTCACCTAACTTTTCGATAGTTAAATGTACTTTACCATATCGTTTTGTATATTCATCACCAAGTGCCATCATATGTTTGTATAACCACATATAGTTATAAGCACTATCCATAACCCATATGCAACTAGGGTGTTTTAACCAACCTGCACCGTATAAAATAGCATCCATATTTGAGTTAGGGTGTTTGTAAGTAGTTCTCTTTCTACCTGTTTTAGATTTACCAATCACCATTTGACCATCTTGTACTCTATGTGCTGTACATAGCATTTGAGCAGATTCTAAAATCATCTTTACAACGTGTTTATCGCAAGAATATTCTGCTGCTTTCACAGGGTCTTTATCCAAATAAAATACGTTCATTAGTGTATCACCTTTCTGAAGTAATCCATAGCACCATACTTCTCACATAATTTTCTAAACACTTCAAACCAATAGTTCTTCGACCAATCGGTTGTAGCTATCTTACAAGTATTTTCGGCGTTTGTCAACCTTCTAATTTGGTCAACTGTTAGATGTGGTAGTTTCAATCGTTTCATATCTTCAAGTGTTATCATATAGCCTCCATTCTATAATATATCATAATTTAACGTATTTGTCAACCCTTATTTTTTGTCATTCCAATCGTAAATTTGGTCAAGTTTTACTTTGATTTCATCTGGTGACATATCCTTAAAATCACCCATTTTAGTTACTAACTTCTTATAATCTCTTTGTTTCTTATTGATTCTATCTAATCGTTTCTTTTGTTTAATTAACTTATCTTCTAAATCTTCTTTTTTCTTCGATTGAGTTAGTTGTCTTTTCATACGCCATTGTCTTAATGATATGTTTGCGGCGATTAAGAGCAGTACAGCGAGTGGGTCAAATACAAATATGAGTATCAATATCACTATACGAACAGCCTTGTCAAAGTTGTCTTCAGCATTCACTCCATAGATTAATTCTGCCACATATTTAATAGGTCCTACTTCTGCTTCTATTTTATTTTGTTCTAAACTTAATGTTCCTTTTTCTTCGGATAGTTTAGCAATCTCATTACTTGCTTCTTTAATTGCATTATTTAATTCGTTTCTTTCTACTTCTTGTTTCTTTCTCTCTTTAAGACCTCTAGTTACAAATTCTTTATCTATGTAAACTTCTAATGCCTTGTCTAATTGATCTAATGTCTTTTGTGATCTGTCTATAATCAATTGTTGTTGATTGATTTGATTGTTTAATAATTCTATTTTGATATTGTTACTTGATGTAGGTTTAACTTGGTCAAGGTGTGCCTTTGATAGAAACCCAAAGATACCCATTGATGTAATGAATATTAAAACTATAATAGCACCAAAGAGATATGCTTTTAGTAAGCGTGGTACATCACTATTCCAATTATTATATAACCAACTAGCCGCTACTAACTTACCGACTTCTAGTGCTGAACCCATAGCTATAATAGGTATCACAGCGCCAGCAAATAGTGTTGCTAGACCAATGATTGAATAACCAGCCGCTATAATAGATATAGAAATGGCCGATAGAAAGGTTAGTATTGTTAAAAACATTATTATATTTTATAATCTTTTCTAATTTTCTTTATTATACTTTTGATTTTAGGAAAATAATTTTTATCTGAAGCGTAACTGCCAAGTGTTTCAACTAATATCATAGGGTCGTCAATTCCATCATCTCTCAACTTCCTATAATCTATAAAGTTCGTACCATTATTTAGTATTTTAATATAGTGTTCTATACTATAACACTCGTGTTCATAAACTCTAACGCCCCATTTCTTTGGAGTGTTTGATGGTAACATATGTGGGTCTTGTAAATCATATGTTCTTATACCGAATAGATTTTTACCAACTTTGGCAAACCTACTATCACCCCAACCAGATTCTAATGCTGCCTGAGCAAGTAATAGTTCTACATTTACTTTTTCAAAATCTTTATTTTTATGATACACATAATCCACACATTGTAAAACGTTATCTAAAAATTGTTGATTGTTGGTGTGTTCAAAGTTAGGTTTTTTAGGAACACTTGCCTCTGCTTGTGATATAACTTGATTTTTATATTCAAAAAACGTAAGTGTAAAAAAGATAGCAATGGTTACCACCATCAATGTTCTAATTACAGTTTTAAATGTTTTCATTTAACCCTCGCTACGTATTCGTATGCTTGTAAAGTCTTTTCATTATAATCTTCATAAGTATCAGGTAACTTTTTTTGAAAGAAATCTAACTTATCTCTATATTGATTTGCATTGTCAAATATTTTTTGAGCTTGTTTTTCTGTGTAGTTATTGTAAACATCATTTACCCAATTACCTGTATAGTAAACTCTACTCACCCCTGCTATGTTACTTGGTTTAGCAAGTTCTCTTAATTGAATTAATGCCTCTCCGACATTTTGTTTAACGTAATGGTCTAACTCTTTTGTTTTTTTTCTCACATTTTCCATAATATATCTTTCTTACTATAAGTCAAGGCCAATTGCATTTAATTTTGATCTAAAACTGTAAAACAATTTATTATGATTTCCAGTATCACCTACATTAGCCATTTGATATAGATGGACCATTTCGTGGCCTAAAGTATCCACAAATTCTTTTTTATTATGGTAATAAGGTAGCATTTCTAAATGAAATACTCTTGTTCCTTTTCTTTTCCATTCCCAAACTACGACTTGACCGTAGCAATATTTTTTAGATTTATCTCTATAAATCTTTTTGATTAAAATTTCATTAAAGGGTGACAGTATATTATCAAATACAGATTTATTGATAACATCAAAATAGTGTTTAATATCTTTGTATGTTGTTTTATACTTCTTACGAGAAGCCAACTCTCTTTTTAAGATTTTTTTCACTTGTGATTTCTTTGATTTTGTTTTTGCCATTTACTCTTTCTTAACATTTTTATCATTGACAATCCTTGTCTTTGATAGTTGAATCTTTTAATAATAAACACTTGTGCTTCTTATCAATGTCAAGTCTTAATTGAGTCATTACATTGTCCATAATGTAAGGTAAATGTTGTTGTAGTATAGAAACCATTTGTAGAGCAAACTGGTGCCCCATTTTTTCTATTTCACTTTCTAACAATTTCTGGTGGTCCATATCGGTACCTTTAATTGTTTCCGTTATAACATGACCTACAACAGCCTCATTATAATCATTCGCTTTGGCAAGACTTGTTAGCCCAAACCAAATCATAGTATTCAATACTATAATTGTTATCAAAAATTTACGCATAATATATTTTTCTCTCTTTCATATTTATAATATACACTAAAAAGAGGTGTTTGTCAACAGGTAATTTGGTAAAAAAATGTAGTAAAAAGAGGGTATTAGAGGAACAAAGGGTGAACAACTACTTGTCGCACCCTTTATTCTAGTGATTCGTTATGGTGTTACAAAGTCATTGTTCCAACCAAAGGCTTCTTTAACCATATCAGCGGTTAAACCTTTATAAGTTTTATTAAGTGTATTATTCTTCATATCTAATAAAACCTTTGCTTCGTCTTTATGTAATCCTTCTAACATCTGAATAAACATAGTTTCTTTTTGTAGTTTATTAGTTGCCTTATCAGCACCTTTAACAAAATGCCATAGTCTTTTTGCTTCAGCTATTAAAAGTGTATGTTCTGTACCCGCTGGTACATCATTCTCAATATATGGGGGTATACCTTCTGGTAATTCCCATTCTATTTTTGGATCAAAAGCACCTTTTAGAATTTGTCTTAAAGCAGGTTTGTCGTTTTGCTTTAAAATTTCAATCTTTTTAGATTTGTCTTTTGCGTTATTAATCTTTGTAAAGATTTCACTTATCAATAGATCAGCAGTACCTGACGTTGCCGCCATTGCTGCCATTGATTTTTTAGAAATCAAATTAGGATTGTCTTGTGCCATTATATTTCTCCATGCATGTTATCAAAAATCATTTATATTTTCAATCAATGATCTTAGTTTGTTTTCTATAAAGTAACTTAATAATAGCGTCCTATCATTTACTTTATAATTTATATATTTACTCTTTATATCATTATATATAAGACTTGGA